GTATTGAAACCAATTGCTCCTGTGATAACAATTATCCAACAATGCCAATTGATCATATAATATCCTAAATTATTAGCAAACATGTATAATCCAACTCCAATCAATCCTCCTACACTAAAAGCTTCAATATTTTCTTTTTTCATAATATTATAGATTAAAAGATTAATAATCAAACAAATTTCATAATATCAATAAATTAAAACAAACAATCAAACCATTATATTCATTCCTTCTATACAGAGAAATAATCAATCATCTCAACCTTATTACAGGAATTACAAGATGCTATATATTATCAATCTTTCTTGTAATGTACTAATCTACTAAAAGATTGAAGACCAGAAGCTAATATCCAACTTAGTAATGCTGGATTACTCCACTCTTTATGAGTAATTTGCAATACAAGTCCAACAATCATAAACATAATAGAAAGCATATACAATACACCTACTATCCATACAATTCTTTCTCTTTTCATGATTTACAATTGAAATTAAAAACAACAATAATAGTAATGACTATAATCCAACCAACTATTCTCTCAATTAAATTCCTACTACTCTCTCTCATAATATATAGATTTAATAACAAACAACACTATATAGTAAAAAACAACATAATACACCAATGTAATGCCATTCATTATATATTAAGATAGAATACAACTATTGTGCTATACAGAGAATAACAAGAATACCTATGAATGATAGTACAACTAATCACCAATGTCCTGTTTATACCGTACCACTGATACTTTTATAGCAAATCCAGTATGTTTCTTAGGAACTTCAATATTCTTCCATATACAGTATCTATCACAATCATAAACACTTATATCTTTAAGATGTCTATATACAGTTTTACTGGATATTCCCAATATATCAGCAACTCCAACTTTTGTAGTCACCATATATATCTTATTAATGCTCTTTCTGAGTACAACAAACACAAGTCTCTTCTTCTTTTTCATAGTAATAATATTAAAATGTCCTACTGGTGTCAACACCAATAAGACAAATATAATACAATTGAATGATATATGCAAATAAATCTACTCTATTTAACAATATAACACTCCATTATATATATAGTATACATAAAGAGAACAAAAGAACAAGCAACATGACAGCTAAACATTCCCACCCATTAGCAAGGAATAGACAATTGCTTTCTCCACCCTTATATATAGAGAATAACAACAAGGAAAGAATGTCCCTTATTCAGAGACACTCTTCCTTATTAGCTGATTAGATTGCATTGCTCAAGTTTACCAAAGCTTCTGCTGTGAGGTTAAGACTCTTGGCAACCTTCTGCAATTCACTCTCTGCTTCAACAGCCAATAACTTGTCAGCATTGACAGCATTGATGAGTTCAGCCTTGGTTTTGAAGATACTACCGGCTTGTAGTCTTGTGAATGTCTCACCGGTTGGTTCACCACTGTCATTGAGCGTGTTGAATGATCTCTCCACTACGCAAGCATAGAGTGGAAATTGAATGGTGCTTACATTAGCCTTGTCAAAGCCCAATGCTTTCATTGTATTAGCACTAACATGCACTCTTACGCCACCTGCATTGTAGCCACTGAAATTACCCTTTTCGCTGAAATTACCACTCTGGATAGCCATTGTGGTTGTTTTAATCTGTGTTTCCATTTTTCTTAAATTGAATTTGTTATTATTGAAATTATTAACTCTCTGGCATTCAAGCTGGGGGATAGCCACAACTTGCTAAAATGTGCTGGGGGTTGTGGGATAGAGTCCCCTAAGCATTTATACACAAAATAAATTTTAAAAATCCCCCATTATATTTTGTAGTATAAGAAATATTCTCATAGGGGGTATTGGTTTAGAAAAGTTTAGTATAGGGGGATGCTTTCGAGTGTTATACCTGAGGGGGTATATTAGGATGAATATATGTTCTCTTTATACTACATCGGGTATATGAAAATAAAAAATAATTAATTTGATTATTTTCCAAAAAATTATATGTATATTTGTTCTCAATAAACCAGCGTTATATTTTTCAATGGATAGAGTAATTACATATCAAAGATGGAAGAAGCAATGCGAGGATAAGTTTGCAATAGCTTTGAAGTATTATGGTTTGCTGTCAATTTTGAATTCTCTTTCTCTTACAGAGAGGGAATTGCAATTGGTGGCATTTACAGCTGTTAAGGGGAACATTAGTTATGCTAATGCAAGGGAGGAATTCTGCAGGAGATATAATACAACGTCTCCTACGATTAATAACATGATTAGCAAGCTAAAGAAGCTCAGTATTTTCATCAAGGAAAATGGGAAGATAAGGGTGAATTCAAAGCTTGTTCTTAATTTTGACAATGATTTAAAAATTGAAATACAGCTAGTGCATGGTGACAATACATCAGTTCAATCCTGAAATCTATCCTGTTAAATTATGGGTGACAATAACAAAGAATGGAGAGGAGCTACAGGGTAGATTTTGTTATTTGAATGGAAAGGATATGGATATTTCCTTGCTAAAGAATAATGAAGCTACTGTATATGTAATACAGCAGAAGGATGGAGAGAGATATAAAGGAATTATTATTGTCTTTACAGAGAAGAAATACATGTCTGTTAAAACTATAGCTCATGAAGCTACACATGCTGCAAGATTTATATGGGATCATCTGGGAGAAGTTTTTCCAAGTGAAGAAGCTGATGCTTATTTAGTGGGATGGGTAGCTAAATGTTGCGAGATAGTAAAGGATTATAAAAAGAAGAAAGATGTTGATAAGCTGGATTAGCTCAGATGGTAGAGCATCTGTTTTGTACTCAGAGGGTCAAGGGTTCAACTCCTTTATCCAGCTCAAATAATTAAATATGGACAAACCAACAACATTGTCAGTTAAAGATTGGATAGTAAGAAACATGTCTACAGAGCTCTCTATACAGGAGAGAATTATACATGATATCATTAACCATCAATTTAACAAAGCTAAGGATGCTATGGAAACTTGCAATACAATAGAATTCTCTGGATGGGGGAAGTTTGTTTTTCACAAGAAGAGAGCATTTAAGAAGTTAGGAAAGTTCTCTCATATACAGAGAGGATATGAATACACGATTAACAAGGAAGATACTCCTGACAAGAAAAGAGGGTATATTCAATACAAACTAGGTATTTTGAAGGGTGATATAAAATTGTTGAAAAGTAAATTAAAGATAAATGAAGATTAATATTGCTGACATTTATGAAGGGTGGAAAAATCATTTATTCCCTACAGAGAAGTTAAAGGAAACTATTAATAAGGTGAGTAGGAGTAGACGTAGAATTTGCAATGAATGCGAGTATCATTCTAAACATTATTCTTCTATTAGATTTGATATTCACTGCACCATCTGTGGCTGCACATTATCAGCTAAAACCAAGTGTCTTAGCTGTGTTTGCCCTTTAGATCCTCCCAAATGGAATGATGTATTAACAGATGAACAAGAAAAACAGATAGAAAATGAAACAGAAGAATTTGACATTACAAAAAATATGGCTCCCTAGTTTCATTGATATTCTCATAGAGATGTATGACAGGGGAGCTAATTATGTTGACATTATAGGCTATCCAGATGGAAAGCAGGATACAATACAGATTATTGTAAAGGAAGAATATTTATGTCCAGACGATGTTATAAAAGAGGAAAAAATGACAAGAGAAAAACTAAATGATTTATTAAATGGCTAAGAAACTAAATTCATATATTTCTACAGAACTTCAATGGGCTGAGGAACAGCTACTTACGTGGAGAACATATATAGATGACAATCCTTTACATACAATGAAGGATAGAATAGAATGGCGTACTACAAAAACTGGAAACACAATGCCTCTTGTAGTAGCATCAATAGAATCTCAAGGAAAATTTGTACAGGAGACAATGAAAAATTATTTATTGCTTCTCGAAGTAGTAGATAAATTGAGAGAAAAAGAAGAGGCTAAAATAGAATCAAGAGGAAAGGGAGAGATAACTGGACAAGCCTCCAGATGGTTGAAAGGCAAGAATGGATAAGATATTAAAGATAGATTATAAAGATTGGTTAATAAACCAGAAGAGACTTCCAGATAGACACTCCTCTGAAGCTGAACAATTCTATGAATTCCATAAGAGATTATGTATAGAGGGATGCTATATGGGAGATATATTCATAAATCCATTTCTAATGTGGCATCTAAATATGTGGCATACAGAGGTGGACATTATAGATGAGAAAGGATATATATCACAGAAATATATAAATCCTCCTCTTAGAGACAATGAATGGATTATAACCAATACCATTTATAAGGCTAATACAGAGAAGAAGGGGTTAGTAATAGCAGGAGCAAGACGTATAGCAAAGAGTACTTATGAGGCTTCTTATATAGGATGGGGAGCATCTTTTGATGAGAACTCCCAGAATGTTATTGCTGGACTGAATAGCCCTGATATAAAACTTGTAACAGATAAATTAGATAAGGGACTAAATCATATTCCCTGGTATTATAAATGGGATAGAATAGAGGATAATTGGAAGAATCAGGTGACTCTGGGAATTAAGGCTAAGACAGGAGAGAGATTCCCATATTCTTATATTCTCATACGAAATCTTGATGATGGTAATAATGAAGAGGCTATAGCAGGTACAAAACCAAGGAAGCTTATAATTGATGAAGGAGCCAAGGGACCATTCTTAAAAGCTCTCTCAGCAGCCATACCAGGCTTCACCACTCCCTATGGTTGGGGATGTAGTCCTATAATTACATTTACAGGGGGGGATGCTAAGAAATTTGAAGATGCTAGGAAGTTGATGTTTGACTGTGGAGCATTTAATTTCCTGGAATTCGAGAATGATATTAATCCTTCCAGAAAACATGGACTTTTCTTAGGACATAAATATAGACTTGAAGCTAAAATAGACTCTTCACTTGGAGAATATGTAGGAAATCCTAAGCTGAATAATATAAAAATGATTATCTCTGATATAGAGAAAGCTGATAAAATTACAGATGAGCTTCTTGAGAAAGCAAAGAAGTCATCAGATAGATCTACATTTCTAAAGGAAAAGATGTACTATCCAAAGAATGTAGACGATATATTCTTGAATGAAGATACTAACATATTTGATGCTGATGCTGCAAGAAGACAACAGTTTAAACTATTAGAAATTGGACATACAGGAACTCCTGTTATTTTATTTCAAGACGAGAATGGAAATATAAGACATGAGTTTACAGATAAAAAACCAATAACAAACTTTCCATCAAAACCAACAGATGATAAAGATGCCCCTATAGTAATATATGAATTCCCTCCTGAGGATATTCCATATGGATTATATATTACTGGAATTGACAGCTATCGGCAGGGACAAGCTAAATATAGTAATTCTCTAGGTACAGCATATGTATATAAGAGAAAAAATTCTATAAATGGTGAGGAATATGAAGACATGATAGTTGCGAGTTATGCAGCTAGACCTGATAATAAAGATAAGTGGGAAGAACAAGCTAGACTTCTCTATAAGTATTATAATGCAAGAGTAGTGGTAGAGAACGATGAGATTTCCTTTATAGAGTATATGAAGGCTAAGGGAGATGCTCACATGCTTGTAAAAATGACAGAAATAGGATGGCTAAAAGAAGTAAATGCTAATACCACAGTAACAAGAGAATATGGAATACACAGAAGTTCTGAAAAGAATAGAAACTATTTACATTCCTCATTAAAGAAATACCTGGAAGAAGAGGTATATACAGAGAAAGATGAAGAAGGAAATATAACAAAACGAGTATTAGGAGTATATAAAGTGTTTGACACAATGTTACTTGAGGAGATTATACAATTTACTGAAGATGGCAACTATGACCGGATAATTGCAATTGAACTCGCTATTGCACAAGCAAATGCTATGGACCCTATATTTGGAAGAGTACAAGGAAATGATGATGGGAGAATAAAATCTCTCTACACAATACGAAGTAAATTAGCTCTATTTTCAAACAACTCTTCAGTATTTAGTAGAAGAAGGCAGAAACTTTTTGCATAACATATAATAATAAATATTATGTCAATAATTAGGTATACCAAAGACGCAACTATCAGATATGCTTACCTTAATATCTTTCCAGATCAATTTAAAACTGAGAAAGAGAAGCAAGACGAGAGCTGGATAAAGAATACAATGGATTATTTTGCTAACAAGGCTTATGCAGAATATATCAAGAACAGGGAAACCTTTGTTAAGAATTATGATTTGATGAAGGGTATTCTAAGAAGTGAAGATTTCTATGAAGAACCAGAGGTTAAATCATTTACGGAAGTACTGTCACAAGATATGGATTTGCCAGCTTATGTCAAGCATTATTCTATTGTCACCACGCCAATTAATGAATTAATTGGAGAGATGTCCAAGAGACCTGATACTTACAGAGTGAAAGCTTTTGATGATGACAGCAGGGCTGAGGAGTTGCAATACAAGACAAACTTATTGCAGGAATACATTATAAATAACGCTAAACAGCAAATTCTTATGAAAGCTGCTCAACAAGGAGCAGAAATAGAAGAGGAAGAATTACAGCAGATGACAATGGAAGAGGTACAGGATCAACTGGACTCTTACACCTCTGTAGCAGAGAAATGGGGAAATCACATGCTTACATGTGCTAAAGCTGAATTTAATATTAAAGAGCTGTCAGAAGATGCCTTCAGGGATTTATGTATTACAGCAAGACAGTTCTATCTCCCTTATGAAGATAACTCCAAGACAGGATTTAATATAGAAGAGATAAATCCAAAGAATGCTTGGTTCCTCACCACTCCTGATAGGAAATATATTTCAGATCCTTCAGGGAGAGCCAAAGGTGCATATGCTGCAGGTACAGTGCATGTGATGGAGCTGTCAGAGATTATAGAGACATTCCCTGATATTACAAAGACAGAGATAGATCACTTGAGAAGTTCATTACAAGATTATGGACTCATCAATGTTAGGGAGAGTAACCTGGGGAATAATGAAATTACTCCTGGTATAGACACTGTAACTTATGACACTTATGACCCTCTTGTTCTTAGGACAAGGATGATGATAGAATCAGAGATGAAGGAGAACAGTGATACCCTCAAGGACTTCTTGGGATTGACATCTAATGTCTCTTCATTTGGATATAAATATGTTGTTGTTAGGTCTTATTGGATATCCAAGAGAAAAATAGGTAAGCTCATCTATGTAGATGAACTTGGTAATGAACAGAGTACACTTGTAGATGAGAATTACAAATCTGGAAATATGCCTACACAGGTATCTCTTGAATGGGGATGGGTGAACCAGTGGTATCAGGGAATTAAAATTGGTCCTGACATCTATCATATAAAACCTTTCACACTTCTTCCTTATTGTCCTCTTATAGGAATGACACATGAAATCAAGAACACAGAAGCTCGTTCTCTCCTTGATATGATGAAACCTTTCCAGGTGATATATAATGTATGCATGAACCAGCTATTCGACCTTCTCAAGAAGGAAATAGGGAATGTAGCTGCTATTAATATCAGGAGAGTACCAAGATTGAAAGATGGAGATGAGCAGGATGCTCTTGATGTATGGGAAATGGAAGCAAGACAAAGAGGTATAATATTTGATGATGACAGTCCTGAGAATACAAAGGCTCCTGTAAGTAATACCTCTGTAGCCAAGAACATAGATCTTACAAGAACAAATGAAATACAAGCAAGATATAACCTTGCTATACAGATGAAGAATGAATGCTGGGAACTTGTAGGAATGTCAAAACAAAGACTTGGCTCTATATCTGCAAGTGAAACAGCAACAGGAACTAATACAGCAATACAGCAGAGTTATTCACAAACAGAACCTCTCTTTGTTGCTCATGAGTATGTTACAGGACAGCTCTATCAAGCCATTATAGACGCTTCCTTGTATATAGAGAGTAGCAAGCCAGAATCTACACTATCTTATATCACCAATGAAGGAGAGAGTGCTTTTGTACAGGTGAATGGAACAGATTTAAGATTCAGGGATTTAAAGGTATTCCCGACTAATAGACCAGAAGATACACAGATGTTCAATGAGCTTAGACAGCTTGCTCAACCTCTCATGCAGAATGGTGGGTCAATATATGATGTTATTGAACTCTATTCCACGAAAAGCATGAGACAAATGAAGAAGGTGTTCAAGGAAAATAGAGACAAGATGGAAGCTATGCAACAGCAAGCACAACAGCTTGAACAACAGAAACTTGAACAACAACAACAAATGGTACAAGCTCAAATGGAACAACAAGCACAAATGGAACAGGAGAGAACTGCTAATGAGAATTACAACAAAGAATTGGATCGTATAAATAAGAAGGAAATAGCCATTATACAAGCCTCTGGATTTGGGAAGGTACAAACAGAAGATGCTAATGCAAATGGTGTTCCTGATGCTTTTGAAGTGAGCAAGCTTGCAAGTGAAGAATCAAGAGCTCTCAAGGATTATCAATTAAAGATGTCTGACATACAGAGTAAGAACAATCTTGCTCTCAAGAAGTTGGAAGTAGAGAAAGAGAAATTACAAGTTGCTCGTGATAACCAAGTTAATGATTTACAGATCGCTCGTGAGAATGCTAAGGGTAGAAATAAGACTTCTAAAACAAAGAAGTAAACATAATGCCATTAAGAGCTAATAAAACACTATAAAAACAAACTATTTTAGTTATTTGTAATTAAATTAATTATATTTTTACATTAGAAAACTACATAATATGGCTGAGAATTTAGAAAATTTTTCCTTCAGTATCGAGGATACTATGGATATGGGAGCAGGGAATCCAGAACTCATTAAAGATTTAATGGCTCCTGAGACAGCATCAGGTGATCCTGAGGAACTTAAACCTATTGTTAAAGAGGTGGAGAAAGTAAAGGAATCTGAGAAGAAAACTCCCAAGATAAAAGAAATTCCTGGAGATGATGAAGAAAAACAAGAGCAAAATCTATTGTCTGATTTCCTTGGAGGTGGAGAAGATGAAGATGAAGAAGAGGTAGAAAAAGTAGTACCTATTTCAGAAGAGGAAGAAGTTGTAGAAGAAGAATCTCAATTTTCAACATTATCAAGAGACCTTCTAAAACTTGGTGTATTCACTACAGAAGAAGATGAAGAAGAATCTCCTGTTAAAACAGCAGAAGAATTCCTCGAAAGATTCAATGTAGAGAAGAAGAAAGGAGCTATAGAAATTGTTAATAATTTCATAGGTCAATTTGGAGAAGACTACCAGAGAGCATTTGATGCCATATTTGTAAAGGGTGTTTCCCCTAAAGATTATTTCGCTGCATATAATAACATTGTAAACTTCGCTGAACTCGATATAACAAAAGAAGAAAACCAGGTTGCTGTTATACAGAGAGCATTGGCTGATCAAGGTTATGAGCAGGATGAAATAACAGCAGAAATAGATAGACTTAAAAACTATGGAGATGTAGAACCTGTAGCTACAAGACATCACAAGATGCTGGTGAAAAAAGAAGCAGCGAAGCTACAGGAATTGGAAAAGCAATCACAAGCTGAATTACAAAGAAAAGCAACTTATAAAGATCAATACATACAGAATGTTCAAACTGTTCTGGCAGAAAAATTAAAAACAAAAGAATATGATGGTATTCCCATCAATCCAAAACTAGCTGGTGAACTACAAGAATTTCTATTGGTAGACAAGTACCAAACTCCCACGGGAGAAACTCTCACAGACTTTGATCGTGTTATTCTGGAACTCAAGAGACCTGAGAACCACGCCATGAAAGTGAAAGTTGCTCTTTTGCTAAAAATATTAGAAAAAGATCCTACTCTGTCTACCATACAGAGAGTTGGTGTCACTAAACAGACTAACCAGCTCTTTGCAGAGACAGTTAGACAAAAGACAACAAGCAAAGGTGTATCTACACCTCAAAAAACAAACTCGTGGTTTAAAGATTTATAACATTAATTTAAAAATTTAGAAAAATGGCGTTTCAGACTATCCCAGGGTTAACTGGGTTTACTTATGCAAGAGTAGCATCTATGGACAAGCGTGCTGTAGGCAAGCTTACTGATGCTAACCACCTGGAATCATTTCACTCTACAGAACCTGCTGACTATGACAAGAAAATTATTTCCTTGTATACCCAGAGTTCTCTGTATAGCAATGATTTCCTTGACATGATCAATAAAAGCACACCTTATTACATTGATAATAATAGTGATGCTTGGAAGTGGAAAATACAAGTTCCTTACAAATTCCCGAAGATTATAGCTATTCCTCATTCAACACAGGATTTGGTTAGACCGGGTATTGATGGACAGGAATTTTCAGTGGTGCTTGATAGCAATGAATTCTCCAAGAATTCTGTTGTTTCCGTTGGCTCTCGTCAATATGGACCTCGTTGGTATGTTATTAACGATCCTCTGCCCTGGAACATGGGGTACTTGTATTCTTTTAACCTGATTACTGACAATCCTACTGTTGATTTTGTCTCTTCTAACTTCCTGCAGATTGGACTGGAACTTGAATTAATTGATGGTATCATCGGTGAATTTGACCAGGATTTGCTTGGGCTTCCTCGTTTGGGTGAAGAGATTACAATGTTTGAAAGCTTGAGCTCTGGCTATGGCTTTGAACATACCATCACTAAATGGGCTGATGAAAGGACATTGAAAGATGCTTCAGGGAAAGCTCTGGATATTCTTGTATATGCTCCACAGCGCAGGAACCAGCTTCCTCTTACAAGGAATGATGTTAAATGGGAACCCTTCATTGAATTCTGGATGCGTAAGGCAATGCTGGAAATGAAGGTGAAAAGGATGATTTGGAGTAAACCAGGAACAGTGAAGACTAATGGCTCCAAACAGGAATTAAAACGTAGTTCTGCTGGTGTATATCATAGAATGCGTAACAATGGTAATTTAACACAATACAACAGGGGTGAATTCTCTGCCAATCTTATTAGGTCGGTATTTGGAGATTTGTTCTACAGGCGTGTTGATGTGAAAGATAGGAAGGTGAAGATGTATACTAATGAAAGTGGTTTTGACACCTTCCAGCAGGCTCTTAAAACTGATGCTTTGAATTCAGGACTTACCTTCATGGCTGATAGTGGCAATCGCTATCTGCAGGGTGAAGGACAGCACATCACCTATAACTTCGCTTTTGATGCTATAGTGACGAGGGAAACTGGAAGGGTTGAATTAGTACACCTGAAAGAACTTGACCTCCCGCAGACAAATCTTGAATTTGGACAGAATAAGAAATCTACACCTGTATTCTTCGTGTTTGATGTTTCTCCTAATAGTGATGGATCACTAGTGAACAATATCAGAGAGGTTAGAATGCAGGGCAGTCCTTCAATGACTTGGGGATATATTGATGGTAGGGCACATCACTTGGGATTCGCTAAATCACAAGGTATGAGTTCAGCTAACAAATTCCCAGGATACACACTGTGGATGGAAGATAGATGCGATGTTTTCATCGAGGATTTATCTCGTACAGTGCTCATAGAAGAGATGCCACAATACTAGCATATTGATTATCAACAAGAAAGGGAGCCTCTGATGACGGGGCTCCCCTCTTCTTAAAAATTATAAACTACATATTATTCACGTTATGGGCAGAATAGGCAGAATATCTACTATCAAGAAGGGTTATAGTAGTACAGGACAACAGACAATGCAAGGAGGACTTGCTCAAAAAGGAATGACAAGAATTCCAGGTACTGGCGTTTTTAAATTTCCTTACAAAGAACTGGATGGGAAGTATAGAACAGGATTGGATGAAAAAGCTTCCTACATACAGAGAATTCAAGATCCTGTAGAAAAAGAGCTAGAGATAAAAAGAGTGAAGGAAACAAAAGCAAGACTTCAAGAAAATCTTGGAGAAGTTGATTTAGGACCACGTTCTTTATTCTGGAATTACGCTCTTTCCACTTCACCAGATGATAGTACACATGTTCAACCTGCCAAGTTGATGGATGGTGACAATCTCTATGATTTAGGAGTTCCTTTCCAGGAGCTGACATTTTCATGGCTCAGGGTACATCCTACAATTGCAAGCTCCTATCAAGCATGGGAGAGAGGAGAATATCCTGCTGACATTCAATTTTATGTTGCGGACGAAGAAATAGAGAATGCTGTTACATTTAAAAAGAAACAACTCATCAACAAGGCCATTGCTAAATTTGAAGTTATGTCTCCTGACAAGAGGAAGAAGGTAGCAAGAATGCTGGGTTTGCCTGTTAGTGACAGTAGTACAGAAGAATCTGTATATAACCAAGTGGATAATCTCCTGAAGGAAACAGAATTTAAAACTGGTAAATATCAAGGACTTTCCACTGTACAGATATTCAATACCTTCTCTGACATGGATAATAAACTACTTAACGTGAAAGATATGGTAAAACAAGCTATAGCTCACTCTATATACAGGATTAAAGGTGCTGGTAAGATATATGAAGGAGATTACGAGCTTGCAAATGATGAAGATGAAATGGTGAAATTCCTTATTGATGATGACCACCAGGATGATCTTCTCATGCTTGAAAAGAAACTTAAGACAAAGAAAATAGCAACATCATGATTTCTGTAGACAGCTTGTTATACAAGATAGACCTGAAACTAAATAAACTATCCACTAACGAGCATCAGCAGATTCCTATAGAGAACAAGATACTTGCTCTTAATGAAGCTCAATTAAAGCTCATAAAGCAGAAGGTAGATGGTTTGAGTGTTCCAAGTGGATTGGGATATGACAGCTTTAAGAAGCGATATCAGGATTTACAAATACTCGCTGAAGACTACATAGATCATCCTCTTGTGCTTATAGAGAAAGATGACAAACTAAATAGGTGGGGTGCAGATATTCCTACAAGCCCGAAATACATGTTTTATATAGACAGTTATTTCTTGGCTAATAAGGGAAAATGTGTAGACAGGATAATATGGATTAATCAGGATTTAGCTAAACATGGAGACATTTCCTTGTTGATAAAAAATTCTCATTATAAACCATCATTCGAGTACCAGGAATCATTTAATGTAGTATCTTCGGATGAAATTAGTATTTTCACTGATGGTACTTTCACACCAACTAAATTATATTTAATGTACCTTCGTTATCCTTTATATATAGATAAAGCAGGGTATGTTAAATTTGATAGCACAGATTCTGTTAATCAAAATTGTGAATTAGAAGAATATTTGGAAGATGAGCTTTTGGATTTAACAGTACAAGCTTTAGCCATGTATACAGAGAATGCTCCAGCTGTGCAGAGTAGTCAATTTAGAATACAGACAAATGAATAATATTAAATAAAATGGCAACAATTAAAAAAGCACAATCAGGTTCAAGAGTTCCTAATGTAGAAAAAGTTAAAGAGTGGGGAATAAAAAATCAACCCTATACTAAAAAAGCAGTAAGAAAAGTAAATAATGGAAAATGGATATACCAGAATGTAGGAGTAATTGTAAAAAGAGACAACCCTCTTAAAAAACCTACAGGTACATATACAACTAATAGAGCAGAGCGTATTTATAACAAATATAACAAAAACAAATAACTCTTTTTTAGTATTAATTTAAAAATTTAAACAAATGGCAGATTTTTCATTAACGACATTATTTGTCGTGCCAGTGGGAGAAACAATTCCCAGCTCTGGTTCTAAATCTACGCAAGACCTTGATGCAGGTGAAGTAGGGTTCTTCGGAACTGATTATGTAGCAGTGGATAATACAAACATTGCTGCTGAAAGCTATTTCTACGTTGCCCAGGGTAGAAACAATACCTACATGTTAGGTAGTAAAAGGTCAGATAGGATTAAAGGTTGTGCTACTGCCAACTGTAGATCTAATATCACTGAAGCTTACAAGGTATGTGGCTGTGGTACTCCTGTTAACCAGATTCTTCAAATTGGTGATTGGAATGTAAAATGTGGTGAAATTGTCACTATCACTTTACGTGCACACTCAAGCTATCTTGATACTCTCTATTTTAATGGACTTACACGTAGTGTTACTGTCCAGGCTCCTTGTTGTGATTGTGATGGTGATCCTTGTGATCCTGTGGATTGCAGTGGTCTTCTTGATCTAATTATAAGCAAACTTACTGGCTACACTACTACCAGTGGTGTCACTGATTGGGACTCTCCTATTTCAGAAGTGTCGCTGGGTATTAATCCTGATAATTTTAATTTGAATACTTTCTTCACTTTCTCGAAAGTCACTGTAGCTGAAGATACTTGTGTTCTCCAGATTGAAGGAAAACCTCTGACAGCTTATGGTGTTCCTTGTGATGTTGCTGCTTTCCCGTTTGAATATGACAGGATGTGGTTCAGGGGATGGGCTTACACTGGTCCTGCTACCACTGTTGATTTCATCGTTGCTGATGCTTGTAATATCATTGCAACTTCCACCACTGTCCAGAACTCTGTATATGCCACTGGCACTTCTGCAGAGATCAAACAGCTGGAGAAGAACTATTACAGCTACCAGGCTGGCTTGCTGAAACATCTCTACAGGCAGATGGGCTGGAACCAGAATTTTGATAGTTGGGTAACTGATGGCACTGTTTATGACACTTATTATATCAAGTTCAATAATATTGATAAATCTGCTTATAGCTGGGGTGATTATATTCCTGATGATAGCATGGTGATTATAGCTGTTGAAAAGGTAAGTGCTGCTAATACAGCTATTGGACTTGCTCTTACTGCTGCTATTGGTACTCTGACTTGTGATAATGAATGTATCACTACTACCAGTACCACTACTGTTGCTCCTACCACTACTACCACTACCACTGAAGGTCAGGGTTAGTAGAAAAGATAATTTGAATGATAATGTGCCAGGGGAGGAATAAAATCCTCTGGCACTTTTATTAAAAACATATGCCTGCATTAAGTTTAGATATTATAATCATTCCAACGTATAATACCTATACGCTGGCAGTAGTGGATAATTCAACATATCCAACAACTCCACCTGCTCCTGATACTCCCTGGATACAAATAGATATTCCAGGATTTAATTCTTATAGTGGACCTTTTATTCCTGCTGAAACTAATATTTTCAATTCCACGGATTTAGGAATTACAACAACAGGAAATGAACTTCCTATTCCTGATGGTATATATGGAATCAAGTACACTGTCAATCCAGCATATACATATTATGTAGAGAAATCTATAATGAGAGTGGATCAGCTTCAGGAGAGGTATGATGAGGCTTTCATGCAACTGGATATGATGGAATGTGACAGGGCTATTAAAACACAATCCAAAGTTGATCTATTATCAATCTATTTCCTTATACAAGGAAGTATAGCTGCAGCTAATAATTGTGCTAATGTAACATCAGCAAAATTGTATGCTCAAGCAAGCAATATGCTGGATATAATGATAGAATCTAATTGTGGATGTACGGGAACAAATTACATTATTAATTTCCAATAAGACAAACCAATGGCTTGTGGATCAGTTAAATGTCATGTCTGTGGAGGATCATTCCCAGCTTGTCAAATGAAAGATGGAAAATGTGCTACTTGTAGAGCTAAAGAACAACAGGAAAAAGCTCAACAAGCACAAGTAAAAAAATAATAATATGCTTACACCGAGATTAACAAATTGTACATGTTGTGCTGACATAGTTTCATTAATAAATGAAATTGATTGTAGAATGGCTCAGCTTGCTGGAAACATGTATAATAATCTCACGCTAATGTTAAACCAGAATGTTCCAGCAGATGCTATGATGTCTCTATTAACATACAGACGAATATTACAATGTAAATATGTGAATGCTACATATTGTAATAATTATACTATTTCTCAAATAGCCTCGAAAGTAAAACTTTTAAAATATAGAAAATAATGGCCTGTACTGGTTGTTTTACAAATTGCACGCAGATAATCTCAGACCAGTGTGTAAAATATACAGGAACAGCTATTGCTGTTCTTGAGATAGAAAATGGTGATCCTCTATCAGAGGTGATAGAGAAGCTTACAGACTTCTTGAAAGATGCTTTGAATGGAGAAGGAATCCCTACTCTTCCTGCCACTATATGTGCTTTAATAGGACAATATCTCCCTATTAGTGGTGATATCACTCTTAATGATATTATATCAGCTCTCGTTCAAGCTTGCTGTGAATTACAGCTAGAAGTTACGGCTATAGAGAATGACATTACTATACTTAATACTAATTATACTCCTGGGTGTTTAAGTGTTTCTGGTAGTGCTGGCACACATGCTGTATTGCAGTCTGTAATAACAAAACTTTGTGCTCTTTCATTAGATGTAACAGCTTTACAATCTCTCATCAATCAGTATGAAAAGATTAACGATTTATGTGATGATGTTACTGATTGTCTTACAGCATTAGGAAGTACGAAGTATTATAATAAAATGGTTCCTTACACTGTTGTTGAGTATTATGGAGATTTAGTTGGAAACTTTGATGCCGGAGGAGCTGGTATAGGAGATTGGGAACAGATTTATTTATGTGATGGAAGAGTTCATAATGGTTTTCCAACTCCTGATAAAAGAGGAAGAGTTCCTGTTGGAGCTAATACAATGAGTTGTGCTGCTTATGCAAGTGCTTATTCAGATACTGCAACACCTGGAAATCCTAATTATGATGTATATGATATAGCAGGACAGAATAATGTTGTTCTATCAACTGCTAATCTTGCTGCTCATACACACGTTGTTCCTGCTCCTACAGTGGTAGACCCTGGGCATAGACATTTATTCTTAGCTCCTGATAATGCAGATACTCATGGAGGATATGAGGAATATAGTGTAGTAAATAGTTGGTTTGCTACAAATAGTGAATATAGAAATGGAGATCACTATTATACAAAAAGTTCTAGTAATCAACCTGAGCAAATACATCAAACTACAGGTATTACAATAAGTATACCTGATACTTCACCAAGAGGAAACTCTACAGCTCACGAGAATAGACCTCCTATGATTGCAGCTTTCTATATCATATACATTCCTAACCCGTAAAATTATGATAAGTCCAAGATGGCCTTTTTATTTTCTCCCTACAAATCCATGTTGTGGAACTCTTCCTTGTGACCCCTGTTCTAACCCACAGGCTGATATTACAAAGCAGAGTGACAACATGATATATACAGGAGCAAATCTTCCTTGTTTAGGAATTGATACAAATGATACATTGACAGTATGCTTGCAGAAGATAGAGGCTGCTTTATGTCCTTTGACTACAACAACAACTTCTTCTAGTAGCACTACTACCACTACTACCACTGAAATTTTATAAACCAATGAAAACAGTAAAAATAATATTAACAATTATGGGACCTAATACTGATCCAGAGTTTAATATATATGATAATTCAGCTACTCTTCCTGGAGAAGTAAGATGTGCGGCAGTTCCCAGAGCATCGTTTGCTCTACCAGATGGATATGATTGTACACAAATACAAGATGATGCTACACACGTTATATTAGTAGGATACGGTGGAGTATGTGGCACTACTCTACCATTAGAAATAACTGAATGTACAACCACTACGACATCTTCTACTAGTTCTACTACAAGTACAACTTCTACTACTACCTCTACTAGTAGTACCACTACCACTACTACAACAGCAGCTCCTACTACCACCACTACTACAACTTGTATGGTAGGACTCACTCCATTTATATCTACTAACACTTATGAAGGAAGTATACCTGATATTTGTTTCTTAGAGTTTCCGACTTATGTAATATATTATCATGATGGAGGTAGTGCTTATCCTGTTACCGGAGATAATGTATATACAACAGAATGTGGAGAATTACTTATAGTGATTGAAACAGCATTCTTTGGATATTCTGCAGATGGTACTGGTTATCCTGATAGATATTATAGACTTGATAATGGTTTTGATGCAGTACAGGCTGATGGAACATGTGGAGCTTAATAAAGAAAATACTAAAATGGCTAAAAGGTATATTTAAACCTTCTTCAAAATGTACACTAAAAGGAGAAGTGAAACATGTAACTCATTGATCTTGAATTTGTTGGTTTGTCAAGATTAAACTTAGCCCTTTTTGTAGACTTTTGTTTACAAGAGGGGCTTTTGGTTATAACTAATTTGATTATAAAAATTAACCTTCTAAGTTATTTTTATTTTTATGATTACAAAATATATTTATATCTTTACATAAATAATCATTATAATGTCAACAGGTAGGAAGCTGGTAAGCGATGTGCGTGGGTTACATAAATTACTTTCGACAGACTCATTAATTACGGACAGAGTAATTTTGTCAGAATTAAAAAAGAATACCTTTTTATTAGTTCGCCGGGAAACAAACCTTCGTAGACTTTGGGCAACAGATACAATTTTCTCCACTGTACCCTGTCTCCAGATGTGTGCTGTTCCTATATCTTCATGTTGTGAATATGTTGAAAATTGTGAGGTAGCAAGAAGTAAATATAAACTTCCAAGAATTGCTGAAGGTATATATCAATATATCATTCAGGGAGTATACTCTGTAAATGCAATGGGAGGAAGAGGCAAGAAATTGAAGGAAGTTACTATTAATAGATATATAAATCTTTTAAAACTTCCTTTTGTTAAGAAAGAAGAATATTTCTGGATACATGATCAATATTTATATGTCTCTAATCCTATGATACAAGCAGTGAGAATAACAGCTATGTTTGAAGAGGATATACCTATGGAGATAATGTATCCAGATTGTGATTGTGCAGCTCAGGTATCAGTTGAGGAATTATGTAAAAATCCTCTGGATAAGGAATTTCCTCTTCCTGGATATCTTGAGAAACAGGTGTTAGATTTGACATCACAGAAATTATTAGGTACATACTTTGGAATCAAGACAGATTTAGCTAATGAAGGGCTTGATAATCAGGCTCCTAATATAAATAACCAACAAAAATAATGAGAGTTAAGGTCGAGTGGAGGTCTGCAAGCAGAGAAAACTATATAGACTTTTGTAAATCTTATCCAGGTACAAAGATTTTATTTGATAAATGGAAGAATATTATATACACCTTCAATGAATCATTTAGAAATTATATTCTGGAGACAGGAGATAAAGCAAAATTTCCATATGGATTTGGTGATTTTTCAATATTAAAGAGAAAAAGAAATAAATTCAAGATAGTAGATGGGAAAGAGATTATAGATTTGCCTGTTGATTGGCCTAAGAGCAGACAAAAGCACAAGATAATCTATAATATGAATGACCATACAGAAGGATTCTCTTTTAAATGGTTATGGTTTAAAGAGACTTCCAGGATAAAATATCATGATTTATGGTATTTTAAACCTTCAAGAGTAACATCAAGATTACTTGCCCATTATATAAAAGTAAGTGATAAATATCAACATTTCTATAAAGAGTGGTCATCTGTTAGTACTAATAAATACAAGTAAATGTCTTATTATTTTAAACAGAAATTCGTTAGTCCCGATGGAATTTTTAGCATAATCCAAGAGGAACTTAAGTCGTATTACGATAGTGGTAGCATAGATACCCTCATGTTTAATACTTATCTTGACAAGGCTTTAAGGAAGCTTGGAAGGGCTACATATGTCATTTCTGAAACTGTATTGGAAATACAGGATTTTCAAGCAAGGCTTCCTGATAATTTCTATGCTGTAAGAGAAGCGTGGATGTGTACAGAAGTTAGTGGATATCCATACCAGAGTGCTAATTCATTCTATACACAAGCAGAGACATCTTCTACAATACAGGTGAGTCCTATGACTATTGGTGGACAACCTTGTAACAATCCTACATGTATAAATGGATGTAGTGAATGTATGCCTAATCTTGTGCAAGCTGTATATAAAACCAATAATTCTGTTGATAGAGCATATATAAGACATTATTTGCTGAAACCTGGGAATATATCAGCAAAACAAAATTGTGATGTCAATTACATGAATAATTGGGAAATCTATTCTGAAGACCTTGCTAAGAGACAATCTACACCATATTCCTCTTCCTATGACTCTTTTGATATTAGAGACAATAAATTCGTTACTAATTTCAGGGTAGGAGTAGTAAATCTCATATTCTATGCTACAGAGTATGACAATATAGGAAATCAATTAATTCCAGAAAACTTCCGCATTCAAGAATACATTGAACTCTTTATAAAGCAAAAGATGTTCGAGCAGTTGAGTAATCAAATAACTGATGAAACATTCAACCAGGTAATGCAGAAGATGCAATATTATAAACAACTAGCAGATGAAGCATTTATAATAGCCCTTGTTGAATTAAGGAGTCAAACAGCATGGGATAAACAAAGAAGGATAAAAGCACAGAAGAACAGTTTGAGAATGTATGAACTACCTACGAGGGGATATTCCAATCGTTGGAAACGCAATGTTTGAATAAATGGCTGATCAGGAACAAAATATAAAGCAGGAATATACTAACTCTGTATCTGGTATGAACATGGATAATGTTCTTAGCCAAGTTAATAAGGGTCAGGTGAGTTATGCATTGAATGCTGCTGTTGAAAGTTATAACAACTCAGGAATTTCATATCAGAATGAACTCGGAAATCAATTCTGTGTTACCTTTCCTGAAGGATATGCTTTAATAGGGCTTCATTTTATTATAGAGCAGACAAAGCAAATATTCTTCCTTACCAGCCCTCTTACAGGAGATAGCGAGATAGGGTACATGGAAAATAATGACTGTATCTATCATACTCTTGTAAATGCTCCCTGCTTGAATTTTGATGTTCATCATCCCATACACAAGATAGTACATAGAATCACCAATTGCTCTACAGAGATATATTGGACAGATGGATATAATCCAAGAAGATACATGAGTATTGATCCTGATAATATTCCAATGTCTATTAGATATGGTACTCCTCTGTGTGACCCTGCATATTCTAATGATTTAGATTGTAACCAGCTCAACATACAACCAGTATTCAATATTCCTATTCTTGAGGTGGTAAATGTTGCTAATACAGGGAATTTAATAGCTGGAACATATCAATTTGCAATACAATATTGTGATGCTTCAGGTAATCCATTCACCTCTTATTATTCCATCACCAATCCCACACCTATTGCTGATCCTCAATTAGCAACAGTTAATTTTAACTATCCTGTAGGGAAATCCATAATATTAGATGTTTCCAATTTAGAGACAAGTGGATTATATTCCTATTTTAATATTGCTGTCATCAAAACTGTTAATTCTATTTCCTCTGTAGAACTTGTAGGAACATATTCTATAGAGAAGGAAGATTTACAGATTACATATACAGGGCAGAATGTAACAAATATACGTCTTGCAATAGAGGATGTGTTTGAAAAGTATCCTTATTATGAAATTGCACAGGATTTAACAACAGCACAGGATATTCTCATATGGGACCAGCTATCCTCTGTAGACAGGATAAACTATCAACAAATAGCTAACAAGATAGATTTACAATGGGAAACATGGAGAATTCCTGCTACAGAGAATTATAGTGATGAAATCAATGCTACCAATTTAAGAAGCTATTTAAGGGATGAAGTTTATTCATTTGAACTTGTATTCCTTCTTGAGAATGGAAAGCAGACAGATGGATTTCATATTCCTGGAAGAGCTAAGAATCTGAATGAACTTGTAAGACCTGATATAGAGGAAACAGATGATGATTTTGTAGGAACTCCTACTTATTATAGTGGTGGAGTGGGGTATAGTCCTTATTGGAAGATTTATAATACAGCGAGTGTTTCAGGATATTCTCTTGATTACAGTGCTGCAGATACATACAAAGGACCATATGAATATGGACAATTTGCTTATTGGGAATCTACAGAAGATTATCCTTGTAATACAGAGGTATGGGGAGAACTTGCAGGAACACCAATAAGACATCACAAATTCCCTGATTGTAATATATCTCCTATATTTGAAACAAGAATATTTACAGGAAGATATTCCATGCAAATGGGAGATGATGCTGTGTTTCCTATAGGAGTGAAGATAGAACCTGGACAAATACAATCATTAATTAATAGTTCCAATCTAACCACCGAGCAAAAATCGGAGATTGTAGGATTCAAAATAGTAAGAGGAGACAGGGGAACTAACAAATCTATTGTTGCAAAGGGTATCCTGAGGAATGTTAATACCTATGAAAGAGAAAGCAAGAATTATTTCTATCCCAATTATCCCTATAATGATTTAAGAGAAGATCCTTTTATAAACAAGACTAATAATGCTTATAGTGAGGTATGTGATGCTTTCACGGTGAATATACAACAACTCTATTATGATCCTAATGTAGGCTATAACAGGGCTCTTGTACAATATATAGATTGTAACACGAATAAATCAGGTGTACAGGAATATACAGAAATTGGAGAAGAGGAACAATTATGCTCTATAGGTAAACCTTCTATCACATTTGGTAAGGGTACAGTATCATATATTAATTATGATTTATATGGAGTAGCTTGCATAGACGATTCTAGTTTTCCATTATATGCCGGATATCATATTGAATATAATGATATAGAAAAAGGAATAATAATAGAGTGGTTAACGGGTTGGCCCCTCTTTGAAAGTAAAGAAGTTAGAGTGATAGTAGGATCTGTTCCATCATGTAAGGATAATTGTAATCCTCATAGTAAAATTGCTATAGTAAAGTTAGGAAGTTTTATTACAGCTTCTGCTTGTGTAACTCCAGAATCACTTTCTTCTACAACAGATGAATACAGGCAAATATTTAACTCTCCAGAGACATCATTTGGACAACCTTTCCTTGGAGATATTCTCAAATTAGAAAGTGTTATATATGGAGCAGGAAAAGCTCATTTCAAACAGGTGCTGGATAATGCCAAATACAAACTCCTATCAAAAGAAGCACAACAGAAAGCTCTTGATAGCTCTGCTAAACTGGCATGTATAACAGAAGATTTTAATACAGCAGCAATGTTCGCTGCTTACCAGGCATATCTTACTATTTATATCAATGGAATTACAAGAAGGAATTATGCTTATTCTTTCAATTCCATAGCTGATTACAATTATACAGTAGGTGTACCTGATGAAGAAGGCGTGAAGCAGAGAAATATTGATATTGCGAGATATCTAATTCCTGCTGTAATATCTACAGGTGACACTCTTGATATCAACAACTGGCAAAGGGAAAGCTCTGTATATTTAAAGACAGATAAAATACTACCTGTACCCAGCAGAAGTCCTAATATGCTATCAGGAAGTGTTAGTGTGCTTACAGAGTGGAGCAGGTTTACAATATCAGAGGTGGGACATTGTAATGCTCCAGAGGAAGAAGAGCCTATACAGGTAGTGTCTTATTATGGAAGTATAAAGAAGGATTTTGTAAATCAATGGGGTCAAATATATTCTTATGAAACTATTGACACGGGATATCAATACATATTTGGTGTCTCATCTGACACTACTATTTTTGGTGGTGATACATATATTTCAAGATTTGCTTTTAAAACTAAACTCCCTTTCTTTATTGATAATAGAGTGGGAGCTCCTGATGATAGTGATATATTTTATGACGAGATAGGCAATATAGGCTATCCTAAATATTGGCATTCTTCAAGGAGTGTTCTTGATGATTATAGTATTACTGCTACAGGGGATGTAGATAATAGTCCTGGGATTCTTGTTAATTTCATATCATACAAGGCTCACAACTTTGATTGTCCTAATGATACAAGCAATGTTATAACAACATACACAGGAACCAGCACCACTACTACCAGTACTACTAAACTGTCTGAAAGTGTTGTATCTACAGCAGATGCTGAAAGAACTTTCTATGATGGGTATTTCTATCTCTTCGCTTATGGAATTCCTTATTTCTATTGTGAAAGTTCATATAATACAGATTTAAGACAAGTTTTTAATAATAAAGAGGGAGATTTCTGGCCTCATGTCAGCAACACTATTCCTGATGATTGGGTACAGGAGAAGTTTGTCTCTATAGCGAATGATA